AAAGAAGTATGGGGTAATGAAGTAAGTTTAGCTTATGAAGATAGATGGGCAGGTGCAACAGATGTAGTTGGCCTTTATGATGATAAGCCTACAATCATTGACTTTAAACAAAGTAATAAACCAAAGAGAGAAGAGTTCGTAGAAGATTATTATTATCAAATAGCTGCGTATTCATTAGCACATAAAGAACAATATGGTCCTATAACACAAGGCCTTATATGTATTTGTACAAAAGATGTTTTGTATCAAGAGTTTAAAATGAACGAGTCTAAATTAAAAGAGTATGAAGATAAATGGTTAGAAAGAGTGGATAGATATCATAAATCTAAAGCCACTTCTGAACCTGTTCCCCAAGAGTCTTAGCAGATAATTCAATTTTGTTTTCTAAATTGTGTAAAACCATTTCATCAATAGTATCAGTAGCAATAAGATCTATGTATGTGACTTGAGAAGTTTGACCATATCTATGAGCACGATCCTCGCTTTGTTGACGGACTTCCAAGTTGTAAGAATTACTAAAATATATAACATACTTAGCAGCAGTAAGGGTAAGACCATAACCACCAACAGTAGGGTTCCCAACGAGGAAACGACATCTGTCATCAGACTGAAAACTTTCAACAGCTTTGTTACGAACATCAACTGAATCTTTTCCGTATATCGAAACCACCGAATCTTTTCCATATACCTCTCCTAATTTTTTTTTAATCATTTCTATATTGTGTACATAATTAGCCCATATAATACACTTGTCTTCACTCTCCTCCAAGATACTCATAAGCTCTTTAAGTTTGGCATTAGTTTTAAAATCAACAATATTACCATCGTTAGTTTTTACAAAACCATTAGCCACTTGTTGTAATTTAAGTAATTCAGTAAGTTTGTTATTATAAGACACTTCATCATTTTGCAGTAATATGATAGCAGTTGCTTTTAATTTTTCGTAAGCAATTCTTTGTTCATCAGGTAATTCAATATGTCTTTGAATATACATTTTTTCTGGTAAATCTAGGCAATCCTTTTTTCTAACTCTAAAAGAAAATGATTTTAATTTGAATTCTAATTCTTCAAGATTAACATAATACTTTGGTATTTGTATGTTATATCCACCTCTTTCAATACTGTACATAACTGCATATTTTGATTTAAACACTGTGAAGTTTTCATAACCTAATAGTTTTTTATCCAAAAAAGCACATTGAGAAAACAAATCAAGTGGCGACTTAGTAATAGGAGAACCAGTAAGTATTCTCTTATATCTAGCTAACTGACCTAATTTTATTATAGCTTTAGTTCTAGAAGCTTTTAAATTTTTTATAGAAGTGCTTTCATCTAAAATAACCATACTTCTCATACCATGTTTTAGAAGTTTATACTCAAGCCATTTCTTACCTGATGCATGTGATAAAGCCTCTACATTCATTAATATAAATGTGAGTTTTTTTGGATCTAATTTAAATGTTTTATCTTTAGTAACTTTCCAAATATAAATATTAGTTTTTTCTGGACAATGAAAATCTATTTCTTTTTTCCAATTTTGATAAACTGAATTAGGTGCTATAACAAATGCAAAATCAATTTTTTGTTCTTGAAATAAGTATGCTGCATTATCAATTGCTACTTTAGTCTTACCAGTTCCCATCTCCATAAAATAAGCAAAGTTGTAAGGTTTGGCACCTTCAATTAAAGATTGTCTTTGATGTTTGAAGGGTTTTGTTTTATAATTGTACACGCAGAATTATTTAAATTATTTGTTTGCATAAATCAAATTAATAATATATTGATTCTGGCACAAGGAGGTTCTTATGGACTTAGAAGCAGAATCTATCATATCGGTAGATACTGGCATGTCGACAGACATTGCTAAATCTTGCAACAAGTTATTGGAAACTCAGAAAAAAATATTGACGACTGAAGAAGAACTTAAAAAGTTAAAAGAGGTCGAAACTACTCTTTCTGAGCAAACAATTCCTAACTTAATGCAACAAGCTGGTTTATCTCTGCTAAAATTAGCAGATGGTTCATCTGTAGAAGTTAAACCATTCTATTCAGCTAGAATACCAGCGTCTAAAAGTGATGAGGCTTTTGATTGGCTTCGAGACAATGGCCATGGAGACTTGATTAAAAACCAAGTGTCTTTGGAATTTGGAATGAAGCAAGACAATGAAGCTAAATCAATAATAGAAGAGCTGAAAGCAAAAGGTCTACCAGTCAAGCAGAAAACTTCTGTTCATCCAAGTAGTCTTAGAGGATTTGTAAGAGAACAAATTCAAGATCTTGGAAAAGATGTACCTGCTGAACTGTTTGGAACTTATGTTGCAAATAAAACTAAAATAACCACGAAGGAACAATCATGATAGAAAAAAAAGCGATGACGACTAAAAAAGATAACCTTCCAGCTGCAATAAATTTAGAGCAGATGGCAGGTCAAGGTCAAGAGTTTGTAACAGCTCGTGATCAAAAACTACCAATCCTAAAAATACTTTATGCTAATTCCCCAGTCTTAGATGAGACTGATGGCAAGTATGTTGAGACTGCTAAGCAAGGAGACATATGGAGTGAAACATCTGGTAAAGTTTGGAAAGGTAGACAAGGATTAATAGTAGTGCCTTGTCTTTACATTAATACTTTTAATGAATGGAAAGACAAAGGGGATAGTCCAGGAAGACCAGTTGGTATTCACACTGATCCAGCTATTATGTCTACAACAAAAAGAGGTGCCGACAACAAAGACCGTTTGGAAAACGGAAACTATGTTGAAGATACTGGTAATCATTTTGTTTTTATATTGGATGAAAATTATAATCCTATGGAACAAGCTTTGATTACTATGAAATCTACACAGAAGAAAAAATCAAAAACTTGGAACTCTATGATTATGTCTAGAAGAGCACAAGGTAAGAATGGTATGTTTAATCCACCATCTTGGTCTACTGCTTATAAGTTAAGCACAACCAAAGAGTCTAATTCACAAAACTCTTGGTATGGATGGGTTGTAGAATTTGATAAGTTTTTAAACACTAAAGAAAATTTAAAAGCTTTAGAAACTACTCAAGCCTTTTACCAAAGTGCTATGAAGAGTGATATTTTTGGTAAGGTAGATTTTACTCAAGATAATCAATCTCAAGGAAATAATAGCAAAGAAGGTGTTCCGTTTTAATATTTTTTTATGGAGGAGCAACTCTTAAAAATATTTGAGGGAAATTCTGAACTGTTCATCACTACCTCTCTTACTGGAGAGGTAGATGAACGGGGCAAGACAGTAGGACAAACACTCACGGTTCACGAACCAGTCACTCTTAAAATATGGAAGGAACATTTAGAAGGTACGAAACGTATAGGTATCAAACCTGAAAAGGATGATATGTGTAAGTGGGGATGTATAGATATCGACCCACAAAGTTATAAAGATTATTCACAAAAAAAAGTTATAGATATTCTTAAAGACAATCAATTACCATTAGTGCCAGTACGATCAAAATCAGGTGGTCTTCATTTGTTTTTGTTTTTGGATAATTGGTATCCAGTTAAAGATGTTTTGAAAAAATTACACGAATGGAATAAAAATTTCTTTCAAGCATTAGAAGTATTTCCAATGAATAAATGCATGAATATGCCTTACTTTAATATGAATGCTACTACTGAGTTTGCATATAATGAATCTAATACCCCAGTTATGATTGGGACATTTATTGAAATAATTAGTAATAAAACTTTATCGTTAGATCAGTTACAAAATATTAAAGTTAAAGAATACGAGCCAGAAGAAGATTGGAAACATTACCCACCTTGTGTTCAAAAAATGATTATGGATAAATGGTCTGGGAATCATCGTAATGACTTACTGTACAATGTTGGTGTACTTGAGATGAAGAAGTCTGATGGCAAAATTACAATCGAAGAAATGAGAACAATACTTCAAAAAAGAAACCAAGAAATATTTGTGACACCAATGGATCCTAGAGAGATAGATAACTCTGTAGCAAAATCTGTAATTAAAAAAGACTACAACTATAAGTGTCCACCAAAGCTTGGTGCTATTACTCCAATATGTAATAAAGATTTATGTAAGTTTAGAAAACTTGGTATTGGTTCACAAGTCCCAGATTTAATAGATGACTTTGAAGAAATAGAATTTATTAGAAGCACAAAATCAATTGAATATTCTTTTGTATTTCAAGGAGAGAAAATAGTAATTAGTCCAGAAGATATGAAAGATGAAAAATCATTTAGAGTAAAACTTTTAAGATATGGAATTTATTGGGTCACTTTACCAAGACCTAGAAGTGGTCCTTCTCCTTTTGAAATGCTTATATCGACTATTGTTAAGAAAGCAGTAGAGAATCAGAAGATGAAATTTGAAGATACACTAGGAGAAGAGAAATACAATTTTCTTAAAAAATTCTTTGAAAGCCATATTGAGGAAGATGACTTCGATAAGTTGCAAGATAACTATGTGGTCTTAGATTCTAAAACAAATGTGTGTTATTTTAAAAAGATTACATTTGAAAAATTTTTAGGTAATGATAAAACATTTAAAAGTGCAGCAGAGGCTATGCATTTACTAGGTTGTGAACGTATAGATTATCATGAAGGTGTAAAAAATGTATGGTCAGTAGAGATGCCAAAATTTGTAGATTATAAAAAAGCAACCACCCCAAAAAAAACCAAAGCAATATCGGAGATGGATGAAGAATTCCACACAGGAAAGTTTAGAACTTAAAATATTAAAGGAACTTTATCACAAAACTATAAAGATCTTTGGTCCTCCTGGTACAGGTAAAACATATACACTTATAGAAAAAGTTTTAAAAAGTTATTTAAGGAAAGGTGTAAAGCCACAACAAATAGCTTATTTATCATTTACCAACAAAGCTGTTAACACTGCAGTAAGAAGAGCAATGGATTCTTTTTCACAATATAATACAGACGATTTTTCTAGATTTAAAACATTACACACCTATTGTAGAAGATATTTTCCAGAAGAGGTATTTGATCCAAAAGATTGCACGATTGATTTTGCTCTTCAAACAAAGGTAATTAAAACAAGTGATAAAAGATTAGCGGATGATAATTTTATGTATAAGGACTGGTCACTTGGTGTGTATAGTAAAGCTAGAAATTTATTGATTAAACCTGAAGAAGCTTACAAATTAGAAAGTTATAAAAGAGATTCGCTTACTGTATTTTTAAGAAAGATAAGTACCTACGAACATTATAAGACCGGTGGTGGAGAGAGATCATTTATTGACTTCGATGATATGATTGAAAGAGCTATAAAAGAAATAGATTTTCCTTCATTAAAAGTTTTAATATTAGATGAAGCTCAAGATTGCACACCTTTACAATGGTCAGTTATATATAAGATGGCTAACAAAGTAGATAGAATATATTTAGCAGGAGACGATGATCAAGCAATATATAAATGGAATGGAGCTGATCCTAAATATTTTACTAAATTTTTTCCTGGTCGCAAAGTAAAACTAAGAAGAACTCAAAGATTTGGAGAGGCTATACATAGATTTTCACAAGTAATTAGAAGAGGAATAAATGATAGTGAAGAAAAAGAATATCTTCCAGGTGGAACAAAAGGTTATGTAAAAGCATACTTATCATTCAAAGAAATACCTTTCGAAAATTTTAATGAAGATTGGTATATACTTGGTCGAATTAATGAGACTGTAAATGAATTAAGAATGTTAGCTAAAGATGCTGGACTATACTACAAAGATAATAAGGGTACAAAATGTTTTGACCAGAAACAATGGGAATCAATTAAAGCATGGACTGCAATTACAAAAGGTAAAAAAATAGATAAGAAAGCAGCTCGTAATATGTATAAGCATATAAGAGAACTTGAAGATCCAGCTTATAGATTAGATAAATTTTGGAGAGCAGAACCAGATTTTAGAGAATATGATTTTCAAACATTAAAAGAATGGTGTGGCCTTACACTAGATAATAATCAAAAAACTAAACCTTGGTATTGGATATTAAGGAGAAATTTTAAACCAAAACAAGTAAGACATTTTATAAGATTACTTCGAAGATATGGCCAAAAAGAATTAGATAAAGATCCTTTAATTACAATAGATACAATACATAGTGTTAAAGGTGGAGAAGCAAATCATGTTGTTTTATACAGTAAAGGTAATTACCCATCTGATTATAAAAATAAAAATAAACAAGAAAAAAGTGATGAACGCAAAGTTTGGTATACTGGTGTAACTAGAGCAAGAAAAACTTTACATTTGCTGAGAACAGACTATAAGTTTAACTATCCAATTGGACAAGACTATTTAATATATGTACAAGAAAAAAATGACAAATAAAGATTTATTTGACCAAAATTTTCCCAACGATAAACAAATTGGAGGATCCCACTACAAGCAGTTTGTCATTCAACCTTGGACATTTATAAGAAAAAATAATTTAAATCCATTACAAGCAAATATAATTAAATATGTATGCAGATATTTATCTAAAGGTAAACCATTAGAAGACTTAGAAAAAATAAAACATTATTGTGATTTAGAAATAAAACATTTATTAGATCGTAAAAATGACAGTAAGAAAAAAAATTAAATGTTTAAAGTGTGAAAAGGATGCAGTTACTATTGAAAACAAAATTTATTATTGTGGTTCTTGTGCTGTTAATAAGTTTGTTAGGTTGCACAAAAGACTTCGATTTAAACCCAGCATCAACAATAGTCAGAACAATGTTGAAAGGAAATAGTAAATGAGTAATGGATTACAACTTACACTTACTTTTAAAAAATCAATGTGGAATACACCTATGGAATATAAAGACCTATCTCAATATAAAGAAATAGCTATTGATTTAGAAACTAGAGATGATGGTATTAATGAAAGACTTGGAGCTGGTTGGGCTTTAGGTAAAGGAGAGATTGTAGGTTTTGCAGTAGCAGTTGAAGGTTGGAAAGGTTACTTTCCTTTTGGGCATCTTGGTGGTGGTAATATGATACCAGAACAAGTTAAAAAATATATGAAAGATGTTTGTGCTTTACCTAATACTAAAATTTTTCATAATGCTCAATACGATGTGGGTTGGTTAGAAGCATCAGGTATCACGGTCAACGGACCAATTGTAGATACTATGATTGCAGCTGCACTTATAGATGAGAATAGATTTTCATATTCTTTAAATGCATTATCAGTTGATTACTTAAATGAAATAAAAGCAGAAACAGAATTAAGAGAAGCTGCTGCAGCACATGGTATTGATCCTAAAGCAGAGATGTGGAAATTACCAGCTGAGCATGTTGGTTACTATGCAGAACAAGATGCAGAATTAACTTTAAAATTATGGCAAAGATTTAAAAACGAAATAGCTCAACAGAGCTTATCTACTGTTTGGGAGATGGAGCAGCAGTTGCTTCCGATATTAATAAAGATGCGTCAACGAGGTGTGAGAGTGCAAGTGGAAAAAGCTGCAGAATTACAAAAAGAAATGAAGATCCAAGAAAAAGAAATACTATTGGCCATAAAAAAAGAATCAGGAATAGAAGTAGACATTTGGGCATCACGCCAGATTGCCAAAGCTTTTGACAAACTAAAGTTAGAATACCCACGCACCGAAAAAACAAAAGAACCTTCCTTTACTCAAAATTGGTTAATTAATAATAAAAACAAAATAGCACAACTTATTGTAAGTGCAAGAGAGATCAATAAATTTCACGGAACTTTTTTATCTTCTATTATGAAGTATCAAGTCAATGGAAGAATACATGGAGAGATTAATCAGCTCCGAGGAGATAATGGAGGTACAGTATCCGGTAGGTTGTCTATGAGCAATCCAAATTTACAACAGGTGCCATCCAGAAATAAAGACTTTGGTCCCAAAATTCGTAGTTTATTTATTCCAGAAGAAGGTTTTAAGTGGGGAAGTTTTGATTATTCACAACAAGAACCTAGGATGACAGTTCATTATGCAGCATCTATTGGAGATGGATATGAAGGATCAAATGAATTAGTACAAGCTTACCAAAATGCTAGTGCAGATTTTCATCAAACTGTTGCAGATTTAGTTGGTATTGAAAGAACACAAGCAAAAACAATAGGTCTAGGTTTAATGTATGGTATGGGTAAAAATAAGTTAGCAATTTCTTTAGGAGTTTCAAAAGATGAAGCAGATGAATTAATAATTAAATATAATAAAAAAGTGCCATTTGTTAAAAAATTATCAGATAGGTGTAAGTATGCTGCAGATGAAAAAGGTGTAATACGCACAAAAAAAGGTAGAAAATGTAGATTTGATATGTGGGAAACTAGGGACTTTGGTTTACATGTTGCAGAAAAATATGAAGATGCAGTTGCCAAATATGGTAAAGATAATATTAAAAGAGCATATACTTACAAAGCTTTGAATAGATTAATACAAGGGTCTTCAGCTGATCAAACAAAACAATCAATGTTAGATTGTTTTAATGCTGGTCACTTACCAATGTTGCAGATACACGATGAACTATGTTTTAACATTAAAGATGAAGCTCATGCAAAAGAAATTCAAAAAGTTATGCAAAATGCTATAGAATTTAAAGTACCAAGTGTCGTAGATTATGGCCTTGGAGATAGTTGGGGAAATGCAAAGTAAAAATTTACCACATAAAAATCAAGATTTAATTGGATATGCAGCTGGATTATTTGATGGAGAAGGAAACATTAATTATGCACAATATAATTGTAAAAATCCCTCTGGAAAAATTTACAAGAAATGGAATATTGCAATGGAGATTGCAATGACTGATTTAAATTGTATTAAAAATTTTTATGACATTGTTAAGGTAGGCTCAATACATTTTAAGGGAATAGGAAAAGGATCTTTAGGTAAAAAAGATCAATGGAGATGGAGGTGTTCACATCAAAAAGCATTACACTTAGCTAAAATTTTTTTACCATATGCAGTAGCTAAAAGAGAAAAGTTATTTAAAATAATTAATCACTATGAGTTTAAAAAGCCGACAGATGCCCTAGGTAAAAAGTTTCCTTTTTTAAAACTTAAGAAAAATTAACCAGTTGCAGCTAAAGTTTCTTGTACATCTTGATACTTAATCGCATTTCTTTTCGATTTAATATCACTCTCAGTTTTAAGCATATCAACTGTACATAGACCTTTAGTCATAAGATCAGTTGACCACTTACTTTCAAGTTGTTGTAATTCTTTTAACAACTTTATTTTTTCAGGACTCATTTCAGTTCCTCATATGTTATGTGGATCCTAGTGTTCGCAGTGAAACCATTATTAAGTATTTCAACCTTACCTTGATCCACTTGTTCCGACAAATCTAACATCGCATCAATGCAGTTTGCAGCTTCAACAACATGGTCTAATTGCTGCCCTCCCATACTAGCTCTAATACGATAAGCTGTCATAGGATATTATAAGATATTTGGAACGATTCGTCAATATTGTAGCCTTCTGGGTCAATAGCTATACAATGTACCTCGTAATAGTCCATAAACCCCCCTAATTCTTCAATCTTTGATTTGTTTGACCTACCAACCTCTAAAGCGTTTTCTCTGCATCTAGTGGCATCTGAGAGGTTATCTACAAGATATTGTGTACACTGAGTACCAGTATCTTGAAAATTCCAACACATACTTCCTAATAAAATAAATTTTAAGATCATATTGAATTTGATTCTTTACATGCAAAAGCTGTATAGATTTTAAATTCGTTGACTTTATCAATACCAATTTCTTCTATTTTTTCAATAGCTTTTTTATATCCGTTTAATTGGCAAGTGTATAAATCATTATAAATAATGGGAAATGTATGAGGTGGTATACATACATTGTCAAGCATTGAGCATAGTGTAATGGTTAAAATATATTTCATAATTAGTTTGACTTTACTTTCTATCCCATATATTTAAGAGTTTATGAAAAACAAAAAGAGTAAAAGTCTTATACTCGATAATATCATAACTGAAGTAGATGAACAATTAGCAGCAGTGCCAACAGCTGATTTTGATGGCAGCCCAATTGAAGATTCACTTCATATGGATATGTTAGTTGATGGTATTTCAGCAATACATTTTGTTGATGGTATAGGTAGAAAACATTATCCATTTAATAAAACAGTTGCGACAATTTTAGTCGAAGATGAATTAGAGTGTCGTAATTTAGAACCAACATCGGAGGATATAAATGTCGATAAAAAAAACAATTAAGTTTACAACTGGTAGTGTGACATTACCACCTACAAGTAGTTCACATGTATTACCAATCGGAGAACAACCTGAAGGTAACTTAGATGCATTAAATAAGTTAGAAGATGCTATGAAAAAGTTATTTAGAAACTTAGATTTGCTTAAAGAAAATATTAAAAAACTTAAAGTAGAAAACCAAAAATTAAAAGATGCTTTAGGGATTATAACTACTGAGGAGAATATAGATGGATATTAACAAATGGAAATCTGTCGCAATAAAAAAAACAGATTACGATTTATTAAAAGGTTTGTGTAAAGAAAAATTTAGAGCCCCTGGTGCAATGATCTCAAAAATTTTAAGCGATTATGTAGATCATCAAGCTAGAAAACATAAAGTTCCCAATGCCGTGTTTCGTACCAGACTTTTAAATGGAGAAACAAATGTCGGATCAAAAAAAAATAAAAGCTAAAGAATTTTTTACAATTGAATTAGATCATCAAACTAATAATATAAGCTTATATGTTAATGGCGAGATGAGAAATAAAATACATACTGTTAAAGCAGATCCTTTATTTGATCGTATGTTAAAAATAGCAAAACAAAAGTTCTTAAAAATGAGAGAACAGATTGAACAATAAGCTTAAAGTAATAGATTTATTCAGTGGTATTGGTGGTTTTAGTTTAGGGCTTCACTCTACTGGTATATTTGATACAGTAAAGTTTGTAGAGTTTGATAAATTTTGTCAGAAAGTTTTACAAAAAAATTTTCCTGATGTACCACTAGAAGGAGATATAAGAAATGTCAAAGGACAAGAATTCGAAGCAGATGTCATTACTGGAGGATTCCCATGTCAACCATTCAGTGTTGCCGGAAAACAAAAAGGGACTAACGACAACAGATATCTCTGGCCAGAAATGTTTAGACTCATTAAAGAAATTAAACCAGAGTTCGTTATTGGGGAGAATGTGCAAGGCCTTATTAACCTCCAAGACGGCATGGTACTCAGACAGGTGCAAGACCAATTGGAAAGTGAAGGTTTCGAAGTCCAATGTTTTCTTATTCCAGCTTCAGGCATCGGTGCTTGGCACCAAAGGAACAGAGTCTGGATTATTGGCCACTCCAAACACAATGGATTACTTGCCGCCGAGAAGCGTTCAAGGGACAAAGAAATTAATGGAGGGACACAGGAAGGGCAGAACCAGACCATCGAATCTGAGAGAACAAGTGGATCCAGAAACAATGAAGATGTATCCAACACCACAAGCAGCAGATCATTTAGCGAATCAATCAGAGACATTGGAAGCTTGGGAGAAGAGAGCCAAAAAGAAAAAGGAAGAGAACGGAGTGAATCTACAATTTGCACTCCGACACGCAGTTCAAAAGGAAGAGAAAGAAATGTATCCAACACCATCGGCAAGTTGTCAGATGGATGTAGTAGCACCACCAGAGACAGTGACAAGGAATTCATCAGGTTGGAGTGTAACGAGGGTTGGGACTGGCAGAAAGTTCGGAGCCAAATTGAACGATGTAGTGAACAAACTTTGGCCAACACCGAAGCAAAGAGATTACAAGGACGCAGCATATCAACCGACTTGGAAAGACAGTCTGGAGCAGAATTTACCGAGGACAGTGTTGAAGAACAATACACCTGGTGGCAAACTCAATCCAACCTTTGTGGAGTTCCTAATGGGATTTCCAGAGAATTGGACAAAGATCGATCCAACAGAATAAAAAGTTTAGGCAATGCAATAGTTCCACAATGTGCAAGAATATTAGGTTTAGCTATCAAAAAAGTTCTAATTGAAGAGGGAAGAGAATGAGTGCCACTTTTGGTTTAGGTATGTTTGCTTATAATATGGTTTGTTTGTTAGTAGGCTTATTAATAATTTATTATGTTATAAATAATATAGAATGACTTTTTTATTGAATGTTTTAATTATTGCATTTATATATGGTTTAATTACATTATTATTAATGATGTGGAACAAAGAAGAGTTATGAAAAACAACAAAAAAGCATATAGAATCTACATGGCTTTAAGTGCAGAATGTAGAAAAATTTTATCATTTGAGTATGAAATAGAAAAAGTAGACAACACTGAAAATAAAAAATGGAATAATAGATTCCTATTTAATTTCTGGAATTGGTTGTGGATGACTAAATTTAAACACGCCTCACAAGATAAAACAATGGAATTAGTTAAAAAAATAGAAAATTTTAATGCTCAATGCTTAAAAGTTAAAGCTATGGGAATTACACCTAAAGAAATAAAAAAGTTAAGTATATCAGGCATTAAACATTAATTTGTCGTGGGTTATAAACCTCGGCATTGATCCCATTAGTAAATATCATTTATAATTATTACTTGTAAAAATAAAAATTTTTTTATATGAGTGATAATAGATACAACTACAAGAGCTGTATGGAATGTAAAGGAAGTGGTTTAATACTTGCCCCACATTCTAGAAAATTTTATTCTTGTATTCATTGTAACGGATCAGGAAGCACGTCTCACGGACCAAAATCAGAAGCAGAACAAACATTATTATTTAAAATAGCTTGGGATTATTTACATGGTAAAGAAAAAGGATGGTATCACTGATTTAACTAAGCTGTCGGTTTTGGCAGCAGAGAAACTTACGCCTACTCAATTCAAATTATATCAGTCTACAATTTTTTCTTTACTCAATGGAGTCAATTACGGGTATACAGAATTAGGTCCCAAATTTATTGAAGATACTAATGACATCTACATGATCCACAGTAAAACAAATAAAAAAACTAAAAAAGTATTAGTCAAAATAAAAAACAATAAGTCAAATGTTATAGATTTCAGTTCTTATCGAAAAGAAGATGTTATTGTATGAGAATGGATAACTATACTAAAAAAGAAATGACTCAAGACTTTAAGGATATAAAAGAACATATCCAGGAAGAATCTCTTGAAGGTGCTGACATTACGATATTAATCGAAGATGTTTTCTCTCATTACGAAGTCGCCAATCGTTGTAATTTTATAAACTCGAAAGGCCATTATCGTGATCTACTCTCTAGACTTGTTAAAACTTATGGGCATTAGTATAGCTTCCGATATCATATCAGAAACCCATGTTTGTAATGAACAGAAATTATGGAGACATGTAATTTTAAATGCATTTGAAGATGTACGATTATTAGCTGGAGATAGAAAAAGCAGTTTAAATAAATGTGATGCACATTTTTGGATTACAGCTGCAAAAGATTTTGAACAAATTTGTTGGTGGGCTGGTTGGGAACCAGATAACGTAAGGTATAGATACACTAAAGCTTTAAAAGAAGGTTTGATAAAATTTAAAAGACGACATTTCTTATGGCACGAATATTCAAAGTTGTTTTCGAGATTAAAAGTTGAAGATGATAAGGAAGTGAGAAAAGAATTAAGGAGACACATAGAGAACAAACGTAGACAAATCATGGACGCAGATAATGTCTACGTTGATCATAAAATCTTAGAATAGTCACGGTGGATAAAAAAATTTAAACTTTGAGGGCAGGGAGCAATCGCCACCCCCAAAGCAGAAAGGATTCATATGAAATATATGAAACATGTGTTAGTTATATCAAATTATGAAATTAAATCAAAACTTATTTGAGACCCTAATAGATGTGGGCAGTGGCCTAATTTTATCTACCTTAATACAACTATGGATATTCCCCTTTTTTGATATGTATCCTACTGTCTGGGAATCTTTCCATATAGCAGTTATATTTACAATCATAAGTATATGTAGATCCTGGTTATGGAGAACATTTTTTAGATCTAGGCCTAATAAGAAACAAATAAAACTATCAGACCTAGAATAACTAACAAAGAGGCAATAAATGAAAAACTTATTGCTTATTTGAGTAGTAATGGTTTCAGCTGTATTTGTCAATTCCGTGAGCCTTGATCGTTGTCTAGCGAAAAATTATATTTGAGTGGAGGATGTGGGTAATGTGGACAAGCACCACGGCTCTCGGTCCTCGGCTGCCGATTCCTAGTACAATCTCTTACAAACATTTTATTTTATTTTTTTTAAAACAGACCTTTTTTATGCAAGTTCTAGGAAAAACATTGATATACAACAATTCTAAAGCATTTTAGAC